TTAAAGGAAACTAAAAAATGAGTAATCCCGGACCAGCAACCACAGTCACAGCACACCCAAGTAATGTCACCACTAACCAGGCTCTGCGCTTGATTGGTGTTGCTAAGGGTGTTAACCTAAATGCTGTGGCTTTCACACCAGTACCAGTTGTTAACTCAACTGCTTATTTGCCAAAAGAAATGATTGTTACGAATGTAAACAATGCAGGCTCTGTAGTTTCATTGTCAACATCAACAGCCTTGGGCATCACAACCACAAATGCTGGATCACCCTCTAGCTTGTTTGGTGCTTTGACAACTGCACAAATTTCTGCATTGTCAACAGCAGTTTTAGGCACAGCTTATGTTGACTCAAGTTCAACTAGCTTGGCTTATGCTAATCAAACTTTATATGTTGATGTAACAGTTGCCTCTGGTGCTACTGGTACAGGTGATATATATGTATATGGTTATGACTTTAGCTAAAAAAGCTAAATAAATTGAAAGGGCTACTCCCAAAAGGGGTAGCTTTTTCTTTTTTAAACAGTACAATTTAATAATCTTAAAGGAAAAATCATGCCCTCAACCACAATATTGCGTGGAAATGTAAATGCATATTTCTTAGCAAATCCCTCACTCACCCCATCAGCAGTAACTGGTACATCAGCATCACAAAGTTTCACAATTCCTGGTCTTTTGACAACTGATGTTACCAATGTTTCATACAATGGTGGTGCTCAAACAGCAGGCATTGCAATTGCAAATGACTATGTTTCTGCTACAAACACTTTGACAATTCAATTTGTGAACACATCTGGGTCTTCAGCAACTCCAGCATCAGGTTCATATTTGGTTGAGGTGCTCAGGAGTGACGGCCCCATACCAGTTAATGCAGTCTAATCATGGCAAATACCAGTGTTTACAGACCCATAGGTCAAACCTATGCTGTGGCAGTAACAACAACTGCAAGTAGTTCTTTGAGCATTGTCCCAGTTGGCAATGACCAAATTAACTATTGTGCATTTTTGAATACTGGCTCTACACCTATTGCTATTTCAATTGCTCCTTTAAATCCTACTAGCATCACTCCAACTCCAGCAGTATTGCCTACAGCAGGAAACACTAGCACATCATTTGTGCTTGGTATTTCCATGTCTCAGCCTACTGTTATTGCAGTGCCTGCTAATGGATTTAATCTGAGTGCAGTTGGAACAGCAAATACTTTATATGTAATGCCTGTGGCAGATCAATCATGACAAACCAAGTAGCTTTTACAAATACAACTAACACTGTTCCTGTTACTACTTTCTCTACTCAGCCAGTTATAGCAAGTGGATTTGGTACTTCACCCACAATTAAAGGTGTAAGTCCAAATTGTTTTGCTGTTACTGTTGGGTCAGGGGGAGCGGCATCTGGGACACTCACACTCCCTCCAGCTCCAAATGGCTGGATGTGTATAGCTAATGATGTTACCAATGGTTCAGGCATATTTTTGCAACAAACAGCTAGTAGTACCACATCAGTCACAATGACTGGTTATGGTATTACCACTGGACTTGCAACAAATATGTCTGCTGGTGATGTCATTGTCATGACTTGCATTGCATATTAATTATGAGTGCTCCTGCCCTAACATCTGACCAAAATATCCTGCCAGTTCAGGCATATTTCAATTTAGATGGTAGTTTTAATACTTTTATAGGGCAAGGACAGCCTTTTTATGCTACTTTGAACCCAGTTCAGAGTGGTCTGACAATCACAAATAGCACAATAAATAGTTCTTCTATTGGGCTAGTTACCCCATCTTCAGGTGCTTTTACCAATATTAGCACCACAACAGGCTCAATTAGCACAACTCCAAGCAATCCAACAGATCTGGTTAATAAAAACTATGTGGATATGTTTGTTCAAGGTTATGCAATCAAAGCAGAGTGCCAAGTTGCAACCACAGGAAACATCACATTATCTGGGTTGCAGACTATTGATGGCTACACCACTTTGGCTAATGATAGGGTTTTGGTTAAGAATCAAAGTACATCAGCACAAAATGGTATTTATGTAGCATCTTCAGGTGCATGGGCTAGATCAAGTGATGCAAATACATGGAATAGCTTAATTTCAGCATTTACATTCATAATGAATGGGTCAACTCAGCAAAATTCTGGCTGGGTTTGTACCATTACAAGTGGTGGAACATTAGGGGTAACACCAGTTACTTGGAGTCAGTTGGCAAGCGCGGCAAGCTACTTTGCAGGCACAGGCTTAACCCTTAGCTCATACACTTTCAGCATTACTCCAGTAGGCACAGCAGGCACTTATGGCTCTGCCTCTAGTGTTCCAGTATTTGTTACAAATGCATCTGGTCAGGTTTCATCTGTAACTAATACATCTATAAGTATTGCTCCAAGCCAAATTAATGCAACCATCCCTAATTCTGGACTCACAAACTCCACAATTTCAGGAATTGCACTTGGTTCTAATTTGGCTAATTTGACTGCTGGAACTAATATTACCTTTAGCTCTGGCACTACCTATAATGGCTCAAGTGCAATCACAATAAATGCCTCTAGCACAATGGTTTATCCAGGTGCAGGCATACCTAATTCCACTGGTAGTGCTTGGGGTACAAGTTACTCAACCACAGGCTCTGGGACAGTTGTAGCACTAGCTACATCACCCACTTTTGTGACCCCAATATTAGGAACTCCTCAGTCTGGGAATTTCTCAACAGGGACATTCACTTGGCCGACTTTCAACCAAAACACCACAGGCAATGCCAATACAGCCACAACAGCCACTAATTTGGCTGGAACAACTCAATACTCATTGCCTTATCAGTCTGGTTCAGCCACTACAGCTTATTTAAGTCCTGGCACTTCTGGCTCATTATTGATGACTTTGGGGGCAGTTTCTGCTCCTATTTGGGTGGCAACTTCTAGTTTAACAGTTGGAACTGCTACAAATATTGCCAGTGGCACAGCAGGAGCAATTCCTTACCAAACTGGCTCAGGAGCTACTAGCTTTTTAGGACTTGGAACTTCAGGATATGTAATAACTGCTGGGGCATCTGCTCCTCAATACACAGCTCAGTCTAGTCTGGCAGTAGGAACTGCTACTAATTTGGCTGGAGGAGTAGCAAGCAATATTGTTTACCAAAGTGGGGTAGGAGCAACTGCTTTCTTGGCAAATGGTACAACTGGGCAAGTTTTAACCAGTAATGGGGCATCTGCACCTAGCTGGACAACTCCAACTGCTTATGCAACTGTAACTGATGACACAACCACAGCAGGAACAAGATACTTGCTTTTTGCTAACCAAACCAGTGGAAATTTGACAACTGAATACACCAGTTCAACCAAATTAACCTATTATCCTAGCACTGGATGTATTACAAATGGACTTAATGGAGGTGCTTTCTAATGGAAATCACATGGAAAATATCAGAAATTTCTGCTGAAAATGGGCTAATTACCCATGCCAAATACTTTGTGACTGCCACTGAAGATGATAAAAAGGTAGAAACTGAAGGCAATTGGTGGTTTCAAAATCCTGAGATTAAAGTGCCTTTTGAGCAAGTTACAGAACAAATGGTGGCTCAGTGGATTGAGGCTGAAACCATGAAAGATGGGGTAAATATTATTACCTCAAGACTGCAAGAACAGTTAAAATCATTGGAAAAGCAAGCTGTAATTCCTCCTTGGATGCCTCAAGTTTTTACACCTAATATTTAAAAATGGCACAAACCAATTACACTCCAATAATACTGTACAACAGTGGGACAACCACTAATGCTCCATCTGCTAGTAATTTGGCAAATGGTGAGTTAGCCATTAATTATGCTGATGGAAAGTTATTTTATAAAGATGGCTCATCAGCAATTCAAGTAATTGGTTGGAAGACAACTCCTACAACTGCTGGTGGCACAGGATTAACTAGCTATACAGCAGGAGACTTGCCTTATTATGCATCTGGCTCTGCATTATCCAAATTAGGTATTGGAACAAGTGGCTATGTATTACAGTCAAATGGTTCTGCTCCTACTTGGGTAGCACAATCTACTTTATCTGTTGGTTCAGCCACAAATGCTACAAATACTGCTATAACAGATAACACAAGCTCATCTGCTACTTGGTATCCAACTATTGTTAGCGCAACAACTGGTAATTTACCTCAGACAACATCGAGCACTAAATTAAGTTTTGTACCATCCACAGGAACTTTGACTGCAACAAATCATGCAGGAACATGGGCAGGAAATACAATTACTGTTCCTTATGGTGGAACTGGATTAACAAGTCTTACAGCTAATTACATTCCTTATGGAAATGGGACAGGAGCATTTAGTTCAAGTGCTAATTTAACTTATAACGGCACAAGTTTGTTGGTTGGTTATGCAACTGCTGTAAATGGTGAAGTATTAGGTGTAAATGGTGCAATTAGAAATACGTCTTTAATTAGAACAGGAAGTGTTCCTGATGACCAATCAGGAATATCTGCTCAATCTTATGGTGTATTTGCAAAAACACAAGTTACTGCAAGCACAGATTCTGTTTTGCTTACTTTGGGAGATGGTACTTATCCTACTTCTGGTTTTCCAAGAATAAATTTTAAAGGATATTATAGTGGTAGTGCTTATACTGCTTTTATAAAAAGTGGAGCTGGTACAGATTTAGAATTTGGTACTTATAACAATGGCACATCAATGTCATTGACTGCATCAGGCACATTGAATTTAACCAGCTTAGGAACTGGTCTTGTATATTCAAATGGTGGAACACTTACAAGTACAAATCCATCAGATCAAAATTTAAAAACTAATATAACTACTTTACCTTATGGTTTAAATGAAATAAACCAATTAAAACCAGTTTCTTATACATTAGTAAATGACACAATAAATCAAGGCACACAATTTGGTTTTGTTGCTCAAGATGTAGAAAAAGTAGTTCCAGCTTTTACAAAATTAGTAACAAATATAAATCCAGTTGACAACACAACAACTTCATATTTGGGATTGGATAGAGAAGGTATCAATGCCGCAATGTGTATGGCAATTCAACAATTAAGTGCAGAAATAGTAACTTTACAAGCAAGGCTCAAAGCCGCTAACATAGCATAGAAGGAAAAAAATGACTACTCTTGTTCCTAAATTTGAACAACCATTAACAGGTGCAGTTAACAGAGCATTTAATTTAAAGTTGCAAGAATCCATATCTGTTTTGGATTTTATTAATGCTTCTGATGTTGGTACAACAAATGATGTTACCTATGCTTTTACTGCCGCTTTAGCAACAAAATATAATGTTTATGTACCTCCAGGAACATATTACACAACAGGAAATTTAACACTCAACTCCAATCAAGTTTTATTTGGAGATAATAGATCAACAAGTATTTTAAAATCATCAATAACAACAGGTAACTTTATTACAGCCGCATTAGGTGCAAGGGTACAAAATTTAGCAATCATTGGAGTATGGACTGCTAATTCATCAAATACATCAATTGCTTTATATGGTGGATTTGGTGGGTATTTTGATGGTGGTATAAGCAATTGTTTTATTCAATATTTTTATATTGGCTTAAGTGCTTCAAATTCAATACAAACATTTGAAAACAACATATTTACAAATTGCAATTATGGTTATAAATCTGTTGCACTTGTTTTCAATGACTCAATACGTTTAATAAGTAATTGGTTCACTTATATAGGTCAAACCATTACAGCAACACCCTCATCTGTTACTTTGTCTAGTGGACAAATATATAACATTGTTGTTCCAAATGCTTCTATTTTTGAAGTTTATACACCCATTTCACAAGCAACTACTAATGCACAAGCATTAATACAAGCAATAAATACTGGAACAAATACTTTAACAGTTTATGTTATATCAGGAACATTTAATACTTCAAATTTAGTGACTAATTTTCAAGGTGCTTGTATGTACAACACCTATAGATCATTGAATGCACAATACATTAATAATCAATGTGGTCAATCTACCAATTTTATTAACAATGGTGGACAAAATGGCGATATTTATTTAATAAATAATTGGTGCGAACAAATAACAGGTTCTCCATTAATTTCATCTGGTACTGGTAGTTATGTTTTATATCCTAGTGCCATTCATATTAGTGGTGTGACTGGATTCCCAATTATTAATGATCCAACAGTTTCATTTGGTTTTTATGCAAGTGGTTCACAGGTTGTAACTCAAGATGCAGGAACAATTCCAGGTTCAGGATTGACACAAGTTAGTTCATCTACTGCATCACAACCATTGAGAACTATTTACACCAATGGTTATCAAACAGCAGTTTCTAATGCAATTGTTGCAGTAATGGGGTTAGAAAGTGATGCTAGTGACAATGGTTATGCAAAGCAATATATATGGAACATGACTGTTGGTTCTGGAAATGTTAATGCAGTTTTAAATTTAGGTTATGCAAGTAATTATAGTAATACCTATGGTACTACAACACCAATTCCATTAACTGCTAATATTGTTTCATTTGGCACATCATTTTTTGCACCAAGCAGTGATAATGCAATTACTCTTGGAACATCATCTAATAGGTGGTCAACTGTTTATGCCGCAACAGGCACAATCAATACTTCAGATGGAAACCAAAAAACTGTTATTGGTGCATTAACAATTGCTGAACAAAATGTTGCAAAAGCCATAAAAGGATTGTTTAAAACATTTAAATTTAATGATGCAATTGCTAAAAAAGGTGTTGATAAAGCAAGGATTCATGTGGGTGTGGTTGCTCAAGATGTACAGGCGGCATTTGTTGCTCAAGGACTTGACCCAAATAAATATGCTTTATTTTGTTTTGATACTTGGTACACAGATAAAAATGGTATTGTTTTTGAATCAAACATGAATGATAAAAATACATTAATTCCTAATTTAACAACTCATACCCAGCTTGGTGTTAGATATGAGGAATTATTAGCTTTTGTAATATCTGCAATATAAAATTTAGGGGATTATCATGAGCGTAAATCTATCACCACTAGGAGGAGCTGGTTGGCAGTTTTTTGACAACAATGGTGTTCCTTTGTCTGGTGGTTTGTTGTACACATATTTATCTGGAACAACAACTCCACAAGTTACTTATACATCTGCAAGTGGTAGCATTGCCAATTCAAATCCAATAGTTTTAGATTCATCTGGTAGACCTCCAAATGAAATTTGGTTGGTTGGTGGAGTTTCATATAAATTTGTTTTGCAAAATTTATCTGCATCACAAATTTGGTCAATGGATAATATTAATGGTTTGCCAAGTGCAGGAGTTGAATCTAGTGTTACAGCAACTGCAGGGCAAACAGTTTTTACAGGTCTTAATTACACACCTGGCAATAACAGTATGAAAGTATTTGTAAATGGTAGCAAACAAATATTAGGTTCAAGTGTTCCAGGTTCTTATGTAGAGACAAATTCAACCACTATAACTTTTAATTCTCCAGGCTTAAATGTTGGAGATGTTGTGGAGTTTTTACAATGACAACTCCTAATGATATTATTAGTAGAGCATTAAAAGACATTGGTGCTTTAGAGGCTGGTGAAGTTCCTACAGCAGAGGCATCTCAAGATGCTTTTGATATGTTGCAAGATATGTTAGACCAATGGTCTAATGAAGACATGATGGTATTTTACAAAAATGAAATCATATTTCCTGTTGTTTCTGGACAAACTCAATACACCATCGGCCCAGGTGGGCAAATTGGTGCTATCTTCACTGGAAGTATTACTGGTAATGTTCTCACTATTACTTCTATTCAGTCTGGGGGCATTTCTCTTGGTCAAACTCTTAGTGGAACTAATATTACATCAGGTACAACAATTGTTCAAATGCTCACAGGAGCAGGAAACAATGTAAATGAAGCTGGTACTTATTTGCTAAATAAGACTTATTCAAGTCCTATATCAAGTGAAACCATTAATTCTTATTATCAAAGACCTTTAAGATTTAATTCTGCTTTTGTGAGGATTAATACTTATTCAAATGGTCAGCCTATAACAAATGGTGGATTAGATTATCCTGTGTCTGTTCTTAATGTAGAACAGTATCAGATGATTGGGTTAAAAACACTAAATGGGCCGTGGCCGAAGGCTGTGTACTATGAACCTACTGAGACATTAGGAAATGTGTACCTTTGGCCGAACCCCAGCCAAGGAGAAATGCACATATTTGTAGATCAATTGTTCCAAAGATTTACAACTCAGTTTGACAATATCAATCTTCCCCAAGGCTACAACATGGCTTTGAGGTGGTGTCTGGCTGAAAGGCTAATGCCTATGTATGGCAAGGCTAGTCCAACACAAATTCAGATGATTATGAAGTTTGCTGCACAAGGGAAGTCGACAGTAAAGAGGACAAACATGAACCCAGCAATTGTTTCCACTTATGCAGACTCACTTTTGGTTGGAAGACAAAAAGATGCTGGGTGGATATTATCAGGTGGGTTCTTTAGAT